AACAATTAGCGTCCCATCCCGTGAATCTTGTCCATGACTTTGTAATCGTATTCATCACAAATTGCTCTTGTACCCCAAGGCCAACAGGAACATTGATCCACAAAGCATTGTTTTTGGCGTGATAAAGCAAAGCCCAACCAAATGAATTTTGGTAAGCCGTTGTCACCTCAGTAATAGCGCCCTGAATCTTGTCTGACAGATTAACCCTTGGGTCAAGGCGGCTCGATTGCAACGCTGAAGCCAAGGGCAACAGACCGTCCAAACTCAAAACCAATAGGTCGCCACCATACTTGTACAAACAACGCCTAGAAACGGGCGCTCCGAGCTTCCATACGCCCGCTAAAGCCCATGTACTAGCAGAGGCGGGGTCAGTACCTCGGTAAACAATAATTTCGCCCTGTGAGGTCACAAATACAAGGTTATCGTCTACACCATAACCCGCGTCAATTGTCCATGCGCTAAAAGAAACAATGTATCCACCCATTCGGGCAATAGAACTCAAGTCTAAAACCTCGGCAGCGCCACCAACTGAGTTGGTCGGCAAGTACCATGCTTTTAGACTTTCTTTCTCAATAAACCAAACTCGGTTTTTAAACAGCGTGACATTGTTCAGCTTGTTTGTGGTCACGCCCGTGATGGCGATGGGTGAGCTTGAGGCGTTGACGCTTTGCCATGTCGTACCGTTGTAAAGGAGTGGATCATCTACGCCATTGCAAGCATAGAGAAAACTGCCGCCCGCTGTTGTGACGTTGATATGCTCGAAACGGCTGTTAGTCAGTCCTGTTTTCTCAGCAGCGCCCACCGCACCTTTGGTTGTGCAGTTATAGATTGAGCCACCCGCAATCCCAAACAATTTGCTGACGCTTCCTGTCTCATAAGCCATAACCGTATCAACTTGGCCTGTGATACCCGTTGACCATTTGCTAAACCCTCCGCGCAAGTTCACACTTGAAACAGTAGGGAAGAAATTAGTCATCGTCACCGCATCAGTTGGCGACATATTGGCCAACGAATCGCGCACATTCCACCCGCCAACGGGCGCAGGAATACTCGCTACATTAGCGGCAGTTCTTTGGGCAATTTTCATTACGGTGATGCCCCATAACCGCTGTCAGGAATGTTGTCGTAGCCAATCAAAATCGTGCCTGGCCTTGGTGCAAACGACAAATTAGCCGCAGACATATCCAAAGCAATAGCCGCTTCCATTTCTTCCAAATAGTTGCGGTACATGGCCGTTGTGTCAAAACCTTTAGCCTCAAAATACTTGAGCTTGGTTGACAGAACCATTAAACGGTCAGGATAGATACAAGTATCAGAGTCAGCGGTAAACGATGTCTTGGGTTCGTCAGCAGAACTCAATGCCCACGCATTTGAACGGTACTCGTAGCCCAAAAACTCAGCGCTTGAAAAGCCTGGCCATATTTGGAAATACTTGCTGAACAAACGCCACCGAATCCGAGGGCCTGTGGCAATGTATCCCGACAGCAACCATTCCCATTGCTGTGCATCTTCAGGGCCAAGCATTTCCCAATGCTTATCCTTGTCCCACATTGTCCTTGGGATGATGGCTTCATAGTCGCTTGGAAACGCATACTTCATCTTTTGGAAGTACACGGTTGCATTTGTCCCCGCTTCTGTCGTTTTTCTAGTTAAAGTGACAGAAGTGCTTGAATCTACAGTCTGAATGAAAGTATTTTGGTCGAGTCCTGTGCCAACCACCATGTAGGTGCTATCTAAACCATTGGTCGATGGGATATTCGTGATGGACAGCCCATCATCGCTCCATGTGCCTGTAGTGGTCAGATATTCGGTATAAAACTGCTTTTGCTTTGTAAGGGTTCGCCAAGGATGCTTGCGCAAGAATTCGTATCCACTTGCGTTCATTAACGCAAGAATTTGGATAACGTCTTGATTAGTATTTCCAGCAACACTTGTCGGTGTTGACACGCCTAATTCATTGGTAACTTGCTGCACTAACTGGAGCATAGTGCTAGACATAATTTACACCTCTTTTTTAGGGCGGCCTCGTGTTTTTTCGGACAACAAGGCTTTCATTTGCTCTTGCAATTCTTTCAATTCAGAACGGGTTTGCTCTAATTCAAATGAACTCTCACTTTGATTACGTCTCAGCAGATAAGCTCTTGCCTTTTCACGCAATCCAACAGCGCCCATACCTACACGCTGAAGTTGAGCATCGCTTGCCGTAGCAACTTGCTCAACAGTTTGAAACTTTAGAATTTGCAGTTCAGCCATTTGACTGTCTGTAAATTCTTCAGGGCGATCTAGATGCCAATTTTGCAAAGTTGTGCCAATGATTGGCCCACCCTCTGAGTTTTGCATTTGATAGTGCAACCATTGACGGGGAAAGCGCTCTTTATGGTCATCACGAACGGGCTGTTCAATGATGTTGTACTTATCGCCAGGAACCATAATTCGCACAAACGGGGTGTCTTTGTACGGTGCTTTGTCAAATGTATAAAACTCAACGTGCAGATGTGTGTCTGCGTTTGCAATATCGGAATCTAGTGCCATTTTTTATCCTGTGGGGATTATGCTGAAGTGACTGATGCCCAAGTTGTTGCGCTTGGAGCAAAAAGAATCATACTCTTTGCCGTTGCCAATGTAACAGATGCGGCTGCTGCATTGATAGTTGAGCTAGTATTGTAAGGGTAAACAGTAATTGTTTGACCTGAATCATTACGAATACCAACCATTGCACCCGCTTCGGTAGGAGGCAATTTAACGCCTGTAGAAGCAGATGAAGTTGTGATTGTGTTGAACACAGCCGACAATTGTGTTGCGGTAGCGGCAGTTGAACCCAATGCAACAATGCCAACAGCGCCATCACCAGCGATGGAAACTGTGGACAAAGGCGAGTTACCTGCGCCAAGAATTCGTGAGGGAATAGCCATTTTAGTTCCTTGATTAAAAAAGGGCGGGTTTTATGCCGCCCCTTTTGTTTTACACAGATGCTTTAGAGAACCAAGCAACGTCACCAGATGCTAGGGCAACTGCGGGCGATTTGTAAGAACCGCCTGTAGCCGCCACCAAGAATGTGGTTGTGTTGATGTCGCAAACGGTTGTAGAAGCCGTAATTGTTGCGTTGGCTTGAGCCAAAACATAAATGCGACCATCAGAACCAAACACTTCAGCACCCAAAGGGCCAATGGTAGGAACAGCAGTTCCTGCGCTGTTCAAGTTGGTGTTGACGATGTTGTTAAAGTCAATACCAATGAGGGGGGTGATTGTATATGCCATGATTTACTCCTTTAAGCGATCAGAACGCCACAGAATTGTGGGCCTGAGCTAGTCAAGTTACCAGCCCAACCAATCAACTTAACGATTGCGTCTTGGTTAACGGCTTGACGCTCACCACCGATTGGCACAAAGTTACGGTCAACGTGGGGGCGGAACATCAAATACTTGGTGTTCAAGAACCACATATGGTTTGCAGTAGCGGCAGAACCGATACCACCGTCAAGCACAACATCAGATGCCATGCCAGCGCCATAGTATTTCAATGAAGCAAAGCCAGCGCCTTGAGTGGAATTGCCACCATCAGTAACACGTTGGATGGATTGCATAGATTGCAAGTACAAACGGTAGTAGTTACTGTCGGCAACGATCAAGTCAGGCTTGTCTGTACCACGAATCAACTGAACGGCCAAAGAATCCATGTAAGATTGGATGTTTGAGGCTGAAACAGCAGAGCCGCCATCGGTCACGCCAGAATACTTCTGTGAACGCCAGAAAGTATAGTTTGCACGGTTAATGCCACCATAAGTTCCAGTTGAGGGTGCATCAGGTACGGCAGCGCCCAAGCCAGTGATGTTCTTACCGCTGTTGCCTGTGCCATCTGTGTAGATGTCAGCGCCAATGCGGTTAGCCAACTGAGCTTCGGCAACCATCATACGGCCATCGAGCAAATCAATAATAGCTTCTTTGCCTGAGTTTTGGATCATTTCTAATCCAGAAATAGACACAGCAGCGGCATATTGAGTAATGCTAAATTGAGCAGAACTGATAGGGCTGTTTTGTGACACGTTCAACACTTCGTAACCAGAATAAGAATTCGTGTTATTTGTGGTGCTGTCGTTATACATAATCTCTTGCAAGATCACGTTACCGCCAGAGAATGTTTTCACATTTCCACGGTCTTTGAGTCTACGCAAAAGGGCGTTGTTGTTTGTGACGTTATCAGCTAGTTCACCAGTACGGCTTTGAATGTTGGTCGCAATGATGTCGCTGATACTGGAATTGGCAAATGCCATAATAATTCTCCTATATCAATTAAAGTCGTGCAGTTATTTGGTCAAATTGCTCTGCCAATAAACTGCGCCTATCTTGAGCATTGTTTTTGGTAGCCATTCCTGGTGTGGAACTCTTTACCGAAACCGCATTAGCCCTTGCAGATTTCGCTGCTCGGTCTGCCGCTACTCGCTTTGCGTTATCCAATTCGGCCTGTCTGCTGTTTTGTACGCTGTCAAATAACTCAGGGTCGAGGCGCACAGCTTTTTCATATGCTTCCTCTAACGTCTGTGCCACGCCACTCTGTAGGAGTTGAATCATGGTCGGACGTGCTTCCTCAAAATACTCAGCTTTAGCACTAAATTTTTCAATTTCGCCTAAAAGCTGTTGATTTTGAGCTTGCTCTTGTTGCTGTTTCCAGCCAATCACTTCACCACGAACATTGTTTAGCTCGTTCTGAAGTGCGTAAATCGTTGGGTCAATGCCTTGCGGCATATTGACTTCATTTAAGTTTACTCCATATTGTTGCGCTAATCTACTAAATAATTGCAATTTTTGTTGCCCATCACTAGTTCGCAACATATGGTCAGCCTCCAACAAGGCTTTTACCGCCTTTGGAGTGTCTAAACCCATGCCCTGAATAGTCTGCAAATAAGGATTGACCACCTCATTGATCTGATCTGCAAACTGCGCTTTGGAAATTAAAGGTTCAACGCCCTTGCGCATTTGTTCTTCACGTTGCCAAGCATACTCTTGCATCCTTGGGTCGGCAGTCTGCCAAACTTCGTGATAATCCTTCTTCCAGCTTGCGGGCGCTCGCTTCCAAACGGGTTCTTCTGCGGGTTCTTCTACAGATTTCTCATTAGAAGCGGCAAATTTCCCTGAATCATCACGTTGAAACTTGGCGGGTTCGGCTTGCGCTACCTCATCAAATTGTTGTGAAAGCAGTTCACGCCTGTTATCGGGCGCTTCTGTTGGGACAATGGGTTCTGTAGTATCCAATGTTATCTCCTGTGGTATTTCATCTGATTGGCTTGCTCACGCAATGAATTCATTATCTTATTGGCTTCGTTGTGGGTCATGTTGCCCAACTGTTGAGCCAATACCTCACGCCTTTTCTCGCTAGAGGATGGTGTGAGTTTGGTTTCCATTGATTCATTGCCCACCTCAATACATCCATTTGCTTGTAGATGCTCGCGGTGACGGCTTCGGCTCTGTATAATAGAGCCATCAATCATTGATTTGTAAGGAGTAATATCGCCCATAATCATAGGGGCGTGAACTTCGTCATTGGCTTTGTGTTTTTCAACCAACTCGCCATTACGCATAACGTAAGTAGTTCTCATAGTAGCAAAATTTCCTCGTCATCTGATTCGATGTGGTCGTCCCAAATTAACTGCATTTTGTCCAAATTTGACACCATTTTTTGGATGTCTGTCAATGTGACATTTTGCTTGGTTGCGATTGTAGCAAATGTTTCTACATAAGGCGCAATTATTTCCTCGGGTATTTTGCCCTCAACAATGCGCTCGTAGGCCGCGACAATCTCGTCCCTACGTTTTTTGTTCTT